GGGAGTATAGCATTTGGGAATGGACATCGTCTGAGTGTCTGTTTTAGCTCCGTCTGTGGCATAATAATAAACCAGCACCGTATCGTAGCGGACTGGATGGGGAAAGAACTGTATTGAATCATCGTTAATCGTGCAGACTTCCAATCTTCCTTTGTAGCCCGATTGTAGTTGTTCGCCCTGTCCAAACATAACCAGCTTTATATCCCTTTGATTTTCATTGTCGCCACTTACCACTCGTGCTCCGCCCCAACTGTAAAAATTAGAGGGTAGGGCATAATTATCACTGTCTGCAAAGGCATAGGGTTTTATATATATCAATGCCTGTTTGAGAAGTGCATACCCGTCCGCCAGACAGATTTGATAACCGTCATTCGCCCACCCAGTCCAGATACTGTCGGGCACTGGATTAGTGCCCACCACATTTTCAGCAGTTCTAATAGCAACCAGAAGTGAATCTCCAGCATAAGAAAGAGCAGGGAAAAAACAAATCAAAAGAATTATAAGTATTTTTTTCATCAGTATAACTCGTTTAATTCTTGAACTTTTCTTCTTTGATGTTCCGACAACTCCATCTGATCTTTATAGGGTCTGACTCTACCCTTAAAGCCCCTAATAGCCCGCATTGCCAGCCTCTCTTGTTTTACCCACATATTAGAATCCTCATCAAAAAGATTCCTTTTGGACAAACGATAAATCAGATAGGTATAATTATCATCTAAAATTGTGGGGTCAGTCAAAACCTTCTGAAAATCAAAATAAAGCGTTCCCGTCTCATCGGGTATCTTGTAAAGCCATATCTGTTTTTTCCAATAGGTAAAACAAAAAGGTTTGCCACTGGTAGCCTGTCCCCGATAATACCACAGATAACTTCTCCGGTCTTTTTCCTCAAGTGGAGCTTTCTGCGTAGAACCCATGAATACCGCAGCCAGTATTCGATCCAGCTTCAAATTGGGATTTATGTCATAATTCGGAGTTCCCGATACAATCGTTATGGTAGATGACTCCTGCAATTCTGGTATATCTATATGGTGAGCCAGTTCACAACCCGCAAGCCAGATAGCAGCCTCAAGTTCGTTATCATCCAGAGACTTTGTTTTAGCTATATTTTTTAAATACCTTTTAAGTCTTTCTATGTCCATTGTTATAGTAAATGTTTAAGTTTGGGATACCAGTAATCCTGTTCTTCTTTCACGTCTGGTTTTTTGGTTTTGCCCTGTTCTTCCATCAATCTAAAATGCTGAACCATATCTTTGTCCGCATCCAGTTCCGCAGGGTTAAATTGAAAACTACCAGGTTTTGACCTATTTAAAACTTTTATTTTACAAGATGTAAAAACCACCTCCAGTTGCACTTGACAATCAGGGCATATTCTTTTATCCCCTGCGTGCCACAGAAAATGCTCCGTAACGCTGTTACACTTGGGACATTTCAAGTCAAATATTGGCATATTTTACATCCCCATCCCGTAATAACCTTTTCCGATGTGCAACATTGCACAACCAGGATGAATCCAAATCTTAAAACCAGCCTCTTGAGCTTTTTTACAGAAGTAATAATCCTCACCCGTGCAACCCTGTGGATTATTCTCGAAATTTGAAGGGTCTTGTGCGAACCAGGGTCGTTGCATCCGTTCAAAAACCTTTCTTTTTATCAAAATCATCCCCATTCCAGTCCGATCCACCTCAAAAGGTTCACTCTTCCCCCTTCTTACCTCCTCGTTTACCTCGTTCTGGGTCATTCCTACGAGTTTATTATCCAACATCCGGGACATAAGAGGCACAATCGCCTTATTTTCGCCTAAACTTTCGATTTTTGTCGTTCCCAGAGCAGCTATAATGTCCTTATCCGCCTCATAAAGCAGTTGCAAATAAGTGTGATTAAAAATGTGATCTCTATCCAGCATCAAAAGAGATTTGGCTTTACTCTCCAGAAACATATCCGCAGCAGAATTTCTTACCCAGGCAGGTGAAGTGGCTTTCGCAAACCGCCATTCAATGTTATTCACAGGTAATCTACCCTCGTCGTGATGGGCAAAATACTTGGAATATTCATAAAGTTTGACCATACAGGCTAAAGTTTCTACTTCAATCCCGCCATAACAAGGTGTTACCATCATTATATCTGCATTTTGAAATTTCATAAAATCTCCATCGGGAGAGGGACGAAGCGGAGATGAAACGGAGTCCCTCTCCCTTTGGTTTAAAGGTTATTGTTTAGTTGGCGATGTCAGTAAGCCAACACCCCAACAGCTATTTAGTCTCAGTCTGGCAAAGATGGTCTTCCACGCCATTGTGCAGAACTTGTTGGTCGGATCGCTTGTGGTCTGCGGGCCGGGTCGTTTGGTTATGACCTGAGTATCCGTTTGACCAGAAAGACCACACCGTCCAAGACAATCTCTGCCCAAGACGAAGTTCAACACCAGTGCCCCGCCTGCGGAATAGTCATAAGAGCTGGTAGAACTCGCTTCATAAGGAGTAGTCTCTAAAACCAGTCTTACTCCACCCAATCTCCCCAGTTCTCCAGTTAAAAGCACTCCGCTATCGGCATATTTCATCACATCGATAAAACCCGATACGGCAGTGGATTCACCCGTCAGATGGTATTCGTTGTCTGGATCGACAGTTCCAGCATAGAATCCGCCACTCAAAGGCAGTGCCTTATTCTTGTGAAGCAGGGTTCTGCAACGCCTCAAAGCATCGGCACACAATACATCAGTCCCAGGAGCCAAAGAAGAGGTAGCACCAGGCGACCCTATCCTATAAGTGGTGCTGGTAGTTGTGGCAACCTTTACCGCAGTAGTCCAGTAAATTATGTCATCGGTAGCATCAAAAGCCAGGCATTTACGGGAAAGCCCGTAGTTTTGCTCGGCTGGATTGGTAAAAGTTATCCATCCGCCTTTCCAGAAATCGTATGCCTCAGTTCTGTTAGTATCTGTTAAACTGGTAGTGGTGCCAGTGGCGGTGGCAGTTCCCGACTTATTGTTTGTGCCTACTTGTGAAGCATCGTAAACCAACGCCAGCATATTAGCTACATCATCGGTCGTAGACGTGCCAGCCATAGTTTTCTGCAGCTCCGTCTCCATAGATTCACCAGCGTTTATTCCGAGTATCTCGGCATAGGATGTCAAAAGGGGATTGATAAAAGTATCGTCCAAAAGGCTTGACACGCTTATCGCATTTTCCCACTCGGCAATCGTTACGGTGAAATCCTGAGCTACGGGTGCAACTGGTGTAGCAGCAGCACCTTCGGTAGCAGCAGAAGTTACTTTAGCTAAGGTCATCAATCGGGTAAACTGAGCAGTTTTGCCAGCGTGAAGTGGAACCGTTTTTGTCTGAGCTAAATTAGCCAGTGGCATTAATGGCTTCGCAGTCTCCAGTAATCTCTTGACTACGAAAGTATAGGTTGGGCCAATACCAGTTCCATAAGTTCCAGTAATCTGAACGGCCATTTAAAACACCTCCCTTGTTACTTTCTTACCTATTCCCTATAGTAGCCGTGCTCTTTTGCCCACCTTGAAATTTCATCCGACGTCCACTCTCTACTTGTAGCAGGATTTATTCCTTTGAAATCAGGTATTGTGGGTTTAGCTCTGGGGCTTGCCCCACCACTGGGCTTGACAAATGTCGGCTCAGTTTTTTTTGCCTGTTCCATCTGACTACCCGCTTTCATTCCCCTTTGCTCTGCACTGGAGATGGCACTTTTCAACGTCTCCAATTCCTCCTCCTGTTTGGCTAAATTGAAAAGGTTCTGAAAATAGTTAGGTCCCGTTCTCAGCATAGGATATTTGTCAGCCACTTCCTTCATTTTAGGATAATGACTTTTCCAGTCGGGATTACGTTCAACAAAACCTTGAATATCTTTCTGGTTGTCTCTGATCTGCTGAATCCTCATCATTCTCTGAGTATAAAGGTTGGGATCAACTCTTTCTTCCTCAGTGGGATTAGGGTCAAAAAATCCAGGCGGAAATTCGGGTTCGGGAGCTTTTATCTCCTTGTCAAACAATAGTCCCTCAACCAGTTTTTTCATCCTTGCCAGTTCTTCGGTTGTTTCGTGCAGTTTGCGTTGGGTATCTCTCAGTGGCTCGTGGGTTACTACTTCGGGTTCGGGCGAAATTTCCTCAGCAGGTTCTACTGCTGGGGACGGCTCCATAGGAATTTCATAAGGTTGTTCGCTTATTGGTTTAGGTTCTCCAGTATCAACTGGAGTATTAACGGGCGATCCAGCTTCAGAATCGCTTTCCGCTAATCCCGCCGACTCCAACGTCAGTGGCCGTTCGGCAACTGATAATATCTCGGTCTTGGGGGGCGGTGTTGCTAAATTCTTATCCTTTTTCGCCATATTCTCTTAAAACCTCCTTTTAGGTTTGTGTTACACTTTCCTTTATCTGCTCTATGATTTTGTCCTTTTCTATTTTGTCATAGAGGTTTTTATATTTTTCTATTAGCTTAGGCAGCCCAGTAGCTTTTTTTCGGGCTAACACGCAGGACAGGTATTCCGTATAATCCTTGCACCCACCACTTAAAATATGCCTGCCTATATTTTCTTCCTGCTCTTTTATCTCTTTTAAAATCTGCTGAGTCATTGGCAAATTTGACCAATCCACAACGAATTTGCATCGGGTAAGTTCTTCTTCTCTTTTTGCCTTCTGGACTTCTCTGGCTTTCTTAATTGCCTCTGCCTGACTCATTATGCTCCCATCGGGGTTACAAAGTTAAGTTGCTTGGCTGTGGTATTAGTTGCCTGCTCGTGTGCTGGTGTAGATTTGACGGCTTTGCTCCTCATCTCCATCATTGCCATCTGCTGCTGCCACTGCATCATTGTCTGCAATGCTCCCTGTATTCTATCCACGTCTTTAATACCAGACAAAACCAAAAGGTTTTCGATTATCATTGCGGTAACTGGATTTACGGGCATTGCACCCACAACTTGTCCTATCTGAGCCAGGCTGGCTTTCTCCTGCACTCTTTCCCGTTCCCTACCTGACCAATCTAATCTGAATCTATATTTGCCCCACATCTGCTGGGGATGAACTTCAAACTCCTGATTAAGCTGTCCGTTGGTGGGATTAAATTCTTGAATAAATCTGCTGTCGCTAAAATAAAGATTATTCAAATGCTGCATATCTCCATAAACTGCCATTCCCAGATTGTGTTCCAGATTTAAAAGAATGTCCTCGATTCTGGTAAGTGGCCCTTGAGCCAAGAGTGCATTTTCATAAGCAGTCTCAGCACCGAGACTGGGGATTCCTTCGAGAGTATCCACACCACCAGATGTCTTTTGGTGAATTCTATCAAAAAATTGAACCAAAGGTAAAATCTCCGCAGCAATGGCTCTGGTCTCCAGGGCGAAGATGTGCTTGCGAATATCATCCCCTTCCATAATTCCGCTAACGTGAACGATGTTATTCTGCTGTGATCTAAGCTCAAAGTCGTTTACAGTATCTTCATTTACCACCCACATCTTGTTATTTTCAAGATTAAGACCATCCATTATTACATCTACCACTTCGTTTATGGTGTGGCTCATAAGATGACCTGCACCGAGAGGAGATAAACCGTAAGGCTCGCCGTTTAAAGGATACGGACGAGCTATATGGAAAGGTTTTGCTCGATATGGATTTCTCTGCCGATAAATCAGAAAATCTGAACCTTCGGGCCACCAGTAAATCATTTCATCGGTTACATATTGCTGGATGTCGTAGTCTCCCACGGGCAGCTTGTAACCAGTAGCTTTGTGGTGGGCTTCATCTTTTCTTTGCTGTTCGGTATTATATATAGACTCAGCCTTTTTTAATTCCCTCAATTTATCCAAATTGAAAACTTTATTTTCCTTTGATAAATTGTAAAAATCTTTACGGAATCGCACACTGTTAAAACTGGCAGTCTCGGCATTGATACATTTATCGGGCAAAAAGAAATCCTGAATGGGAATGGGATACAAGGCTATGCCATCACGCACAACCTCATCCTGCCATACTCTTTCGCCACTTTCGTCGAAAAGAGGAATCAGAGCGTCAGTCAGAGGATTCCGCCAGAAGGCAGGCATTTTTTTAACTCTTCTCTCGTGAACCACCTGAAATGGAGCATTGCCGTAAATCAAACAGTCCTGAATCACCGAGTCAAGAAACTCACGCCAGCCAGCATCGTCTAACATCTGGTCGTAAGTCAAAGAAATTCTATTGCTCAAAATTGGATCGAAGGGTTCTGGAATCGCCTGAGCATAGGGACGGCTGGACAGAACCGCAGTTTTTAACTTGGCTTTATAAACAATGGCCGAAACAAAAGGCAGGGGGATATAGGTATTTGACTTGAGCTTGTCGGCTATTTCCTCTTTGTAGGAAAGAAAATCAAAATAATAATCGGTAAACTTGCTTTTCAAATCCTGATAGGCTTGAGTAGAGTCTTTGATGTCAGCTTGAATTTTGCGAACGATTTCCTCATCTGATCCTTCACCTACAATTATGTCCAATCGCTCTGTAAGCTCGTCTGTCTCTTTGGTAGGCATTTTATCTTAACCTTCCCGAAACTGGGTCTGGAGTTAACGTCGGATAGCTAATATTTCTCTTTTTGTCTTTGTTAAATTCACCTTTATGGTGTTTGTTCAAATACATCAATCCGTGAACTAAAGCATCCATCAGGTCATCGTGGTCTCCCCTGGGGAACATTATCAACTCATCTCTCAACCTATACATATTCTGATGGGTGAATACTCGTCCGTGCTCAAACAATAAAAGCACGCTTTCCAATCTAACACCTTTATCTGTGTTAGGTTTTACCACCAGGGGGTCAAGGTAAATATTCTGTCTTTCCCCTTCTTTTTTCAACGCCTGGGCTAAATCCGCAAAACCGCCAATGCCCTCCAGGATAACTTTTCTTGAGCCAAATCTCAGTCTCTGATCTACAACCGCAGCCACCTTGTCATCGGATGAAAAATGCCCCCGTTTGGTGGACAGGACGTAAAAATTGGGATTTTTCTTTTTAGTTTCCATCCCTATCGTAACGATGGCATCATAATCTCTTTTCTTGCTCTGAGTCTCGCTGGTAGCGGGATCGATAACCGTAACGCAGAATAAATCCTCCTGGTCGGGCACGTCTTCAGTTTTGTAAACGGGCAACCACTCTGGTCGGACTTTCATATCCTCAGCCAGAATCGGCTCAGACAGGAGCTCAGAAGCTACAGCCTTAGCCGTCATATTTCTACGCCTAAATTCAAGCTCCTCATCCGACCATCTATCTTTCCAGATGGAGTGGTCTTTACCGTCTATACCAGTTTCCCAGGCTGCAAATTTCAATTTTGTAAAATCGGAAAATCTGTTTTCGGTATCCTCAATAACCCAGTTCACCAGACAAAGCGGATGAATCAAACTGCCCACCAGCATCAGTCTGGCATTGGGTTCAAGCCGTCCAAAAAGGGCTGCCGAAAACCAATCCTTTTTCTTTACCCTTCTATCCTCTGATTCAACCTCCTCATCGTTTTCTGGATCATCTAAAACTATTAAATCATAACCACCGCCCCTGATATTGGATGACCAACCCTTAGCTACGATTTCAACTTTATTAGGCAGTTGAATATGATCTGACCGCCATATATCACCCTTACCCATACCCAGTTCTTTTAGCAGGATGTTGTTTTCAAAAACTTGTTTGATGTTCGCCAGAAAAGTCTCAGCTAAATCTGAACTATTGGAAATTAAAAGAACCTTTTTGACTCTCTGGAGACAGCAATCGGCTATGGGAATGACAAAAGAACAGACGGCACTTTTGCCGAACCTCACGGGACAGCCAACAGCCAGAAGCCTTGAGGTCTCGGCTGCCCTGTAAATCTTTCGGTGAAACTCCGGGGTTAATTTGTTAAGAGTCTGACCATTAAAAATGGCATTATCCCAGAGGTATGCATCTAAAAAGTTTTCGTAAAAGCCCCCCTCTACCACTCTATTTTATCTCCTTCCTTTAGCTCTGGTATCCTGAGCCTTCTTCCTCATATCCTTAGCTGGCTTGCCCGTGGGCTTCCAACCGTGCTCCACCCCCTGCAAAAGATGTAAAGCCCGTTCAGCTTTAGCCTCTGAAGTGCAAGTTTGCTTAACCTCCCACCTGCCACGTACTTTGTGCATTATCTTCTTGCCAACTTTTTTGTATGGCATTTCAGTCCTCCAGCACTGCCAAAAAGTGCCCTTCCTGAACTATCAAATAGTCCACGCCATCGATCTTTATTTCCGTTCCCGAATATCTCTGAAAAACAACTTTGTCCCCAGCCTTTACCCGCATCGGTATCAAAACTCCCTGCTCGGTCATCCTGCCCCCGCCAACAGCCACTATCTCACCCTGCTGAGTATTCTCCTGAGCCGAAGGTGGTATCCAGACTCCGCCAACTTTTTCCGCCCCTTCTATCGGCTTAATCAAAACTCTGTCAAATAACGGAACTACCTTCATAAATTCTCCTTACTCTATAAATTTATACCTTATTCTGTATTTCAAAGCTGGAGACAACTGCCCCTTCTCGTGGTAAACCGTCAAATAAGCGTAATAAATCCTTATCTCCCCGCCCGAATTGACCAGTGAGGGGAAAAATCCAAAGATAAGCGAATCAACGTCAATGGGATTCCAGGTCGTCCCATCAGGCTTTTCAGATAATCCATACGTGTAGGATGTGAGTGCGGAGTCTGTTAAAAGCGTGCCCGTAGCCGTATCCTGTGCCCAGCTACAATTAGCCGTATCATTAGCACAAATACACCAGGACAGCCAGGCGGTATCTGTTACCCATTCCCCAGCAAACGTCAAAACTACCGAATCTATTACCGCCTCGTTATAAACCCTGTCTTCTACCCCAAAAAGACCAAGGGAATCCACATCCCCATAACCTTTGATGTAAATATAATCCGAACTATCCGCATCTGAAAACTCATCTATGGTGGCATAGTCCGATGCAACGCCAGAATTATTCCACGCTGTAATCAACGTGTCCACTATAGGCAGTAACTTGGAAGTATCCGACTCCTGTGCTGTGTTAGTATCCGTAAACGCTAACTGTAACCTTATCCCATCGTCTATCGGATATTTAACCGTAAACCCCGAATCGGCTGCAAAATACTTAAACAAACTAAACGTATCCGAATCTGCCTTCTCAGCAAAGGCTAACAAATTCGTCCATAACTGATTAGACGTGTTAAAAGTCTGAAACGTTACGGTTACTGAATCATCCTTCGATGTGTCCGCCTCCGTAATGTGAAACCACATATACACATTGCTGAAATTCCCCATATCCGCATAACCCAAATATACCGTAGCCTGATCCGACGTTACCGAATCCTCATAGTCCCGATACTGAACCCCACCCATCGCCGTAGAAAATCCTAACAATAACACTACCAACATTAATAACTTCTTCAACTTAAATCCTCCCTTCTAAGTGGAATATACCTCTTAAAGCTAACTGTATGATTTACACCATCTAAAATACTTTTGTAAAATTTAATCCTGTCAGAAGCATTAAAACAACATCCCCACCACCAGCTTTTAAGCCAGAGCTTACGCCTTTTGAGCTTTCTTACCAAAACCTTTAATTCCCTCTTCTGAGCCGAAGTCCCCTCAAGCCTTACCCTGTCCAACCATAATAATCGCTGGTAATATTTTTTTAACATAACCATTATCAAAAAATTCCTTTGCAGATTTTTATATTTTGATATGAAGCCATAATCTAAAACCTCACAGTGGGTAGGGGTGGTCTACCCCCCCCCTCTTGTCTTGTGCCAATGTTCCTATAACGCCGATTATGTAAACTACGTTGTCTCACAATCAGTTACATCCCCTATTTTTAGTGGGTCATCTTCGTGGGTATTTTCTTCTTTATTCTTACCCTGTTGAAGCCCCCTCATACGCTCAATACGCTCCTGGAAAGCCTTTTCAGCCTCTTGCCTACCTACGTTCACATTGATCTGCTCAGGTGCAAAGTCCCCTCTAACTTTAAGAATCGTTTCAAGAAACCTGTGTCTGATAAAGTTATCAGGTTCCTCTCCAAGAACTTCACCTTTAAAGGTTCTAAGACGCATAGCCCTTAGTCCATCATTTACAACCTCGCTAAGTTTATCATCATCAATACCTTTCTTCTTTAAGGCTTTAATAAGATTAGACTCATATTCACGTTTAAACACGGGATTTTCTTGTATTTTACTTAAACCAGAATTAACATAACTTGGTGAATATCCAGCATTTAAGCCAGCTTGTTGTAGGTTGCCACCAGTTTTTATCAATTCTCTTTTAAGGACTTGTTGTCTTTGGTTAAGTTTTTTATGGTGTTTAATTTCTTTAGGGTGGGGAGTTTGTTCATTATTTAGCATTTAAGAACCTTTCGAGTGGGTTAAGATGTTTAACATTTTCATATAATCAACCTATTAGTGGGTTAATTACTGTCAAAGCA